CGGCTATAACTTGCGCGGAGATGATGTGCGCGCGGCTATCGGCCTGGTGCAGTTCGCCAAGCGCGAACCGTGGGTTCATGCGCGCCGGTCCATCGCGCGGATCTGGACTGCTGCCCTGAATCAGGATCACTTCCAGCCCATCAAGTGGCAGCCAGGGGCCGTCCCGTTCGCTTTCCCGCTGGTCTGTCGCGGTGACTTCAAGGCCAAGCTCCTGACGCATCTCGAAGCCCACGGTATTGAGAATAGGCCGCTCGTCGCCGGGAACATGGCGCGACAGCCGGCGCTCCAGAAGATCAAGCATCGCATCGCTGGGCCGCTGACCGGAGCCAACTTCCTGCACGACCATGCCTGCTATGTCGGCATCCATCCGCAGATGAGCCCGGAGCAGATCGATCTACTTCCGCAAGTGCTAAGGGAGTTCAGGCCATGAGACTGATCATTTGCTGGATATTTCACTGGCGATGGTCAAGATTAGATCAGGCTGTCGGCATCCGTAAGGGACAACTGCGCACCGTCAGAACATGCATGAAGTGTTCGACAAAATGGGTCGCATGATCATCAACGTTTTCGATCAGGCATTCGCCCATAACTTGGGCGGTGCCGGCTCCAGCGTTCACGGCAAGACCGCCCGCCATGTCCAATATGTCCGCAACCGCCTGACCTGGCAGGGCGTCACGCTCATCACGGACGGTCTCCTCTGCAACAGCAACGTCCTCTCCGTCCTCGAAAGCAAGGTGACGATCGGATGGCTGCTCGAATGCCGCGAGTACCGGCCGAAGAATTACCTCATCGCCGAAAGCCTACTTCCGGAGCTGGACATGCTCTTGACGCACGACGCCGGGCTGCTAGAAAAGCATCCGGAGAAAACACGATTCGTTCCTTTTGGTGGCTCCTGGGTGAAGACGATCTCGATGCGCCAGAAGTCAAAGCATGCCTCCATGATCTACTCGGGAAAGACCTTCATGCCGGGGCATCGTCTCAGGCATCGGGTCGCGGAGGCCACCCTGCTCGCGTTCAAGGATATCGATCTCTTCGGCCGCGGGAGCGCGCACCCAATCGAACGCAAAGAGGAAGGGCTCGATGAGTACCGGTTCTCCATCGCCATAGAGAACAGCCGCGCCGACAACTACTTCACGGAGAAGCTCCTCGATTGCTTCGCCACCGGGACGATCCCGATCTATTGGGGCTGCCCGAATCTCGGCAAGTGGTTCAACATGGACGGCGTGATCACATTCGACACCGCCGCGGACATCCCGCTCATTCTTAAGGGCTGCGAGTATCAGCGACACATCAAGGCGGCGAAGGAGAACATGGAGCGGATGCGGGAGTTCGAGGTCACGGACGATTGGATTTATCAGCATGTGCTGAGGGAGCTTGAATGACTCGAGGAGGAACGCCATGATGCGGACGACGGTATTCCGGTCCTTTGGCTCGATCAATGCGGACGGGGATGATGTGGAGGTTAAGGTCGATCATGGCGTCCTAGAAGTCCGATCGCCTTCAAGGAAAATCGTCAATATCTTTGCCCCCGGAGAATGGAGCCACGTCGCGGTGTTCGAGGTCAAAAGTGAATAGGCCGCCGACTGTCGCGGTGCTGGTGCCGATCCATGACAAGCCGATCGAAGTCATCGAAGCGGTATTCAATTCCATCCGCGGCCAGTTCGATACAGATGCAATCCGGTCCGTCTGGGATAGGCCATCTGCGGAACTTTTCCGAGCCTTCAATCTAGACATGGCCCGCAATCCGATTATTCTCTCCGGCCGCCCCGGCTGGCGCTCCCCCTGCATCGCCGCGAATGCCGGACTTGCCAAGGTGACGGCAGACATTACCATCTACAACCCGAGCGACGTGGTGCAGGCCGCTGGCAACATCGAGATCGTGCGCCAGCACTTCCTCGAGCGGCCCAACTCGGTGCTGTTCGGCCGCGTGATCGAGAGCGACCCGGAACTCTGCAAAGGTGCCGGCCATGCCGGGCCCATCCTCCAAGGCTCCGACAATACCCGCCCCATGACGTTCCTCACCGCCTACCCAACTGAGGCGCTGCGGGCCATTGGCGGCTGGGACGAAGCCTTCCAGCTCGGCGTCTGCTACGAGGATGACGACCTGGCCGCCCGACTCTGGAAACATGGCCTGGACTTCGTCTTCGATGACCGCTTCTCCGGGGTCCATCAGAGCCACGAGCGGGCCTTCACCGGCAACAATGCCAGCCAGGGCTACTGGACCGACTACCGCGTCGGCCTGAATCGCACCCTCATGGTCAACAAGCATGGGCGCGCATCAGCGATCAACGTCGTCATGCAGGACAAGCCGCAGATCAAGATCATTTCCGATTTACTTCCGTGGGATAAAACCTGCAAGAGGGTGGAATGGAACCACGCCTGACCGCTGACCTGGACATCAAGCCAGGTGACCTAGTCTGGGACGTGGGCGGCTTCGAGGGCCGTTGGGCGGCTGACATCTTGGTGATCGAACCATTCGTTAGACTCAAGGTGTTTGAGCCTGTCCCCACCTACGCAAGAACGCTCAAGAAGCGCGGCCTCGATGTCGAGCAGTATGGCCTATCCGATTTCGACCATGAACCTGAAATCACTATCGCCGGGGACCGCTCCTCCGTATTTGAAATGGGCCATGCCGGCATCGGCAAGCAGAAAATCCAGCTCCGCGACGCCTCAGCCATCCTCGCCGATCAGCGCCTCGCCGTCATGAAGCTCAACATCGAGGGCGCCGAATACCAAGTCCTCGACCGCCTGATCGCCTGCAACAAGATGCGCCAAATTGGCACACTCATCATCCAGTTCCATACCTTCATCCCAGACTTTGGCGAGAAATACCTCGCCATCAAGCGCGGCCTCACACTCACCCACTCCCTCACCTGGCGAGATCCGTTCGTCTGGGAACGGTGGGACAGAAAATGAAACGCGCTGAATTCTCTGGCGACGACTGGCACCCGGTTACCCGCTCCATCGTCTTCGCGTCACAACCATTTACCGAATTAGCCGTTCTGCGACGCCTGCCGCCAGCCTCTGTAAGCCAGATGTTCGAGACGATGGCCTGGATGGAAGATCATTTTGACGTGCGATCGCCGGCCCACTTCGGCGGAAGCGATGGCGATACCAGGGCTCTCGTGGCCGGCCCGAGATGGTGCGGCCCGCGTCCTGAGGTATCGCATCGCTAATTCTCCGCTCCATCGCACAGCACCAGCGCCGTCAACTCATCGAAATAGCGCTCTAGTTCTGCCTCTGACATAGCCATCAGGCGCTTCTCACGCCAGGTGCGCCGTGATTCAAATGCCGGCACGGCCGATATCTGCATGCGGACACCCGCCGCGGTAATACTTCGCGCAGTTACAGTTCCAGCAGAGAATAGCCGCCTCATCCTTCGGCCACCCGCGGCGCCTCAAATCTCGTATAACCTGGGCCGGTCCTGCGCGCCCCGACTTGAATTTCATCCCAAGCCTCTTTTTGTGCTCCGCTCCATCGGATCGTAAATGCTCTAAGGTCAAGAATTTCTGCTCCGACTCTCCGCAGCAAGCGCAGATCGAACCCAGCGCCAGAAACATCTCCCGACGAAGTTTCTCCATCGAGGCCCTGGCCTGAGCGCGATTCTTTTCCAGCCCTTCTGGGGTTGCGCGCAGCAGCCTGCGACGCGTGTTCGCCATATCCGAAAGCCTTTTTCTTCCAGATGCCGATGACATCTGCCTTGCGCGCCAAACCTTTTCTATCGATCTCAAATGCTCCAAATTCGCCAGCCGATACGCGCGCCGATAAGCCGTCGTTCCGGACTTCAGCCCGACACAGGCAGCGACTATGTTTTTTCGTCCCATAATGAGCAATCATACCGCAAATATCAGTGAAAATCAAGTCGGCTAGGGCATGGGTAAGTACTATGCCCCGGGAAGTCCTCATGAATTCTCGACCGGATGCCATCCTACCGGGACGCTCCTGCATGGGCCAATCCTCCGCATGTGTTGACACGCAACGACTTGCGTCTACTTTTCGCCTGTCTGCGCAAGTCTAATAGGCACAGTCACTTAGCCACTAGTTGACATAAGACTTATTATCGGGCGCTAAGTGCGTCATAATGGCGCTGTTAATGTCGTTGAGTTCGAATCCCATTTCCGGACAGTGTGTCAAGATTGACACGCTTTTATCACATGCCTGCTCGGCATTCGGTAGCAATCCAGATGGACTGCATGTGCTGGCTGGGCATAGCCAACACCTTTAGTGCCAAATCGTCGTGGCACTAAACGCTCGAAATCGCGGTGACAGAATTGCCGCCTAGTGCCAGGTGCCAATGGGGCCCCCAAGAGGGGCCCATTTTGGCACCAAAATACGCCCTTGGCTCCAGGGGTGCCAAACAGGCTTCTGGCACTTATGGCACTTAGGCTCATTCTGAGACCTCTTTCCATGCTCTGATGGCGGTCCTACGGGAGATTCCAGCGGCCTCACAGGCAGCCACAGCGGAAGCGAATGTTGGCCCATCTAACGCGGCTATTACTTCGATGGCGCTGGTGCGCTTCTGCGGCTTCCTGCCGCGGTCAATAGGCTCCGTAGTGATGCTCACGAGCTCGCCGTCGCGCATCTCGAACCTGACCCCTAGCGTTGGTTCGATTGGAGCTTCGCGGTTCTTGGTGACCTTGATGACGTGGAGGTCTCTGTCGGTGGCGTCACGGTGCCAGTGCATGGCAATTTCGACAGCGCCCTTGAGGTCTGATGAGCCACGGGCGGAGTGGTCCGGATCGTCCTTGCCTTCGCGGTCTGGCTTACGGTCATGGTGCAGGACCAGGACAGAGCAAAGGCCGCCTTCCCGAAGATCGTTGATGGCCCCGTCGAACAGATGACGCATAGGCCCCGCCTTGATCTCGTCCAGACGGTGGACGGCGGTCAGAGAGTCGATGACGATGATGGTCGGCTGGGCCTGCTTGATGGTATCGAGCGCGAGCTGGACGATGGCCGGGTCATCGAGGAAGAAGCGCCTCGCGCCAGCCCGCAGGATGCGGGTTCCGACGAGGCCAGAGAGGTCTATTTTCAGCACTTTGGCGATGGCGAACATCTTGCGCCACCAGGACGATGCCGAGTTCTCGGCATCGATCCATAGGACCGTGTGGCCGCCGCCTGATTGCAGGTCTCCGACCCGCTGCCCGGTCACGGCCAAGAGCCCGAACAGCATGGAGAACATGGACTTGCGGGCCCCTGGAAGTCCTGACATCATCGTAATCGAGCGGTTCGTCGTGAGCGGTTCAACGCACCACTGGACGGGCTCGGAAGCCGCGGCGAACGCGGACTCGTAACTGTCGATCGCCAGCGTCTTGGCTGGCTCATCAAGCAAGGCCAGGAGGTCGTCTTTCGTGTTCTTCTTGAGGAAGTCCGAAACATCGCCCTTATCAGGCACGCCAGGAAGCCCCAGGATGCGCGTTTCCGCCGCCACCCTATCCAGGGCCTTGGCGATGGCCTGAGCATGGCGCCTACCCGGCTCGTCGTTGTCAGGGATGACGATTATGCGGCGGCCCTTGAGCGCCGGAGACCACCGATCATCCCACTTGGTGGATGCGCCGCCGACTGTCGTCGTGGCGATGAGGCCGAGGTTGGCCAGCCGGTCGGCATCCTTCTCGCCTTCTACGAACCAGACGGGCCCGGCCGGGTCGGCGGCCAGGAGTTCCGGGAGCCGATAGAGGAGGCGGTCCACCGCGGCCAGGTTCCAGATCCAGCCGCCCATCTTGTCCGGTCGGCGCTGCTTGAACGATTTGGGCCAGTACCGTACGACCTGATAGGCCAGCGACCCATCTGCGGCCCGGTAGTCGTAGGTCGCGATGATGCGCTGCTCCTGCCCGTTGCCATTCCCGTTCGGCATCAGGTCTTTGAGTGTCAGGCCGACCTTCGACACCACGTCGCCGGCCGCGCAGCCGGCGAAGCACTTGAGCACCAAGCCGCCCTCATCGCCTGGGCTCACCGATAGGGAGCGCACCTTGTCGTCATGGGCTGGGCAGATGCAGACGGCGCCGACTCCCCGGCGCTGGACGCTCTGGAAGCGCCCGAGGAGGTCATCGAGCGTCACTTGTGGCTTTCGACGAGCTGGTCTATTAGGGCATGGATTCTATCGAGGCGGCGACTGAGGATGGGGTTCCAACCGGCGTCGATCCTGCGCTCGAGGATCGCTTTGACGCGACGGAGGCGATCGAGCCTCCGCCAGAAGTTCCTCATGATCGTGCCCTCCTCACAGGGCGGGGCGGGGAGCTACGGGGTGAGGCCCGAGGCTCCCCGCCGGGAAAGGAGCCCGTCCGACGTGAGACCTTCTATGCCTCCGGCTCGGCCTCGTCAAGAGCCTTGCGGTTCTTCTTCGTCGCGATCCTTTCGACGCGGGCGATGGCGACATTCACGCGCTCGACGAGCAATTCGTAATCGCGGTGATCGACGTGCATCGGCGAGACCTCCGTCATGAGACGCTCTAGCCCGGCGAGCAGGCATCGCAACTCCTTGGCGGTGAACCAGAGATTCGTCTCCGGCTGCGTTTCGATCGGCGGGACGATGGCGGGCGTGTCGGTGAGCATGCGGCCTCCTATCCGCCCCGCAACCTATGCCCCTAATTCCCAACTGTCAAGAAGTATTCCTTGACGGACAGTAGCCCGCGCGGTACGATCCGCTCCATGAGGACAAAACGGATGTGCTCCATGCCCCACCGTCAGGAGGTTCCCGCTCTCTATCCCGGCACGAACCGTAGCAAGTTCAGGAAGGCCGACGCAGCCCCGCCCCTCTGCGTGCGCTGCTACAAGTGGATTCATCGGGAGCGCCGGGAGGGGCGGTCTCTGGCGTCACTCCTGAACGCCCGCCGGGACTGGCTCCTGACGCCTCCCTCCGCTCGTCTTGCTGGATAGTTTGTAAAATTATCCGATTTCGGATAATTCCTCTTGACAGCCCCTTCGGCCGGGCGTAGATTGAAACTGTCACAAGGGGAGGAATGGCGATGCCCATGACACAGACGACGAAGCCGCAGACCTTCCAGGCGACACAGTGCTATACCTGTCATGGACGGCCAATCTTGCGCGCTGGTGAGCGTGGATACGAGCGCCACGATCTGCGCTTGGCGATTTGGTCATGTCCTGATGCGGTTGATCTCTATGCCGGTCTGCCCGAGGGAATGACAACCGTACGCGTCTGCTCCTGTCCCGACAAGCGGCACGGGTCGTCAAATGAAACCCCGATATCGCGCAAGCCCGCCCCGCAGCCGCCCGCCGCGTGTACGACGTGCGCGCATCCGTATCACAGCATGTTCGCTTGCCTTGAACCCCTGACGTTGGTGGATTCTGGCAAGCCGACGCCATGCGATTGCGAGGGGTGCGACAAGCCGCTCGCCGTGGTCGCGGAGTGCCCATGTGCGCGTCGAGAGGAGACGATTTGGTGTCGCGGTTCCTGTCGGTGCGCTTATCCTAACAGCAACGACGCTTCGCCGTGTGGTGCATGCTTTGAGGTGCGCTCGCGTTCAACCAACCCATCAATGGAGGTGCCGAGCCGTGCAAGCAAATCACAGCCCCATCAGCGACCAGGAAATCAGCAACATTCTGGGACCAGACATGACGACTCGCGGCCGCCTTCTCTTGGAGCTGGCCGTCGAAAGAATAACCGCGGCCACATTCGTTCATCACGGCAACAAGTCCACTTTCGACGCGGTAGCGATGCAGGAAGTCCGCCGTCTCCTGCGCCCCGATCCGTCACCCGCTGCGTCGCCTGCCCGTTAACCATCATGAAGCGGGGCCAGTCGGCGCGCGACTTGTCGCCCGCCCCGCAGCCGCCCGCCTGCAAACTCCACGAGACCTTCGATTCGCGCTGTCCAATCTGCACAACCAAGCCGGAGCCGCCGCCGCTGCACATGCAAGGCAAGCCGCCCGCCGTGGTCGCGGAGCAAGAACCCCTGCCGTCCACGGCCATCGCATTCTGCCGCCTGTGCCATGTGCGGATCTACTGGCGGGAGGTCCGCGATTCCCATGAGGCGGCGGGGCACAAGGTGGAACGATTCATTAACTAATCAAAAGAGGAGGCCACACCATGAAGCCGAAGATGTTCCGACAGGGTGACGTGCTCATCAGGAAGATCAACCGCGTCCCGAAGGGAGCGAAGCCGGTGAAACTCGAAGGCGGGCGGATCGTCCTGGCCTATGGCGAGGCGACCGGTCACGCCCACGCCATCGCCGTCGCGGACCCGGCGACAGATGTCGATGCCAGGCTGCTCGCGCTCGGCGATCGCCGCTTCCTCGAGGTGCCGAGCCCGACGTCCATTCGGCACGAGGAGCACGGCGCAATCGATCTGCCGACTGGGAATTACGAGGTCACGCGGCAGCGGGAATACAGCCCGGAGGAGATCCGGAATGTCGCAGACTGATCTGCTCGATCGCTATAAGGCGGCCTGCGACTACCCGGCGACGCTCGATGAGGCAGCCGTTGAGAAGAGCCTCGGTGAGTACCTGGCGGCGCTTGATGTAGAGCGGAAGATCGTCCGGCTGCCGTCTGGCTGGAGCCTGGCCGACCATCCGAGCATCGACCGGCAGATTCGAGAGATCCTCGATGAGTGGGTGAAAGGCGATCCTCGGAGGCTCGCCGCCCTCGACGCCCTCGCCGCCCGCGACGCCATCGACGCCCGCGACGCCCGCGACGCCCGCGACGCCATCGACGCCCTCGACGCCCGCGCCGCCCTCGACGCCCGCGACGCCCGCGCCGCCCTCGACGCCCGCGACGCCCTCGCCGCCCTCGCCGCCCTCGACGCCCTCGCCGCCCGCGACGCCATCGACGCCCTCGCCGCCCTCGACGCCCTCGCCGCCCGCGACGCCATCGACGCCCTCGACGCCCGCGACGCCATCGACGCCCGCAACGCCCGCGACGCCCGCGACGCCATCGACGCCCGCAACGCCCGCGACGCCCGCGACGCCATCGACGCCCGCAACGCCCGCAACGCCCTTGACGCCCGCGACGCCCCGATCGAGGCCCTGCAGGCGTCGCTCCATCGATTCGCGGCCTGGTGCATCCAGTCATCTGGCTGGTGGACCTGGCGGTGGGAGATCTCCTGGATCGTTACGACGCACTTCGGCGCGCTCGAGCGGAAGGATGCCGCCGTGCAGCGCTGGAGCGGGCCTCTCCTCGAGGCATTCCTCTCCGGAGTCTGGTTGCTGCACTGGACGTCCGACGCGCTCTACTGGGTCGCGAAGCCTACCGTGCACAAGGATCCGACGCCGAACACGCGCCGGTTGCACAACGACCGCTATGCCGCGCTGGAGTCCGACATCGAGAATCTCTACTTCTGGCACGGCGTCATGGTGCCGGCCTTCGTCATCGTCCGGCCGGAATGGATCACGGTCAAGCACATAGAGACCGAGACGAATGCCGAGGTCCGGCGCGTGATGATCGAGCGGATGGGACAGACGAAGTACCTGCTCGAATCGAAGGCCGAGAAGATCGGCGAGGACCAGTTCGGCGAGCTGTATCGGAAAGAGATTCCGAACGATGAGCCGCTCGTGATGGTGCGCGTCGTGAACTCGACGCCGGAGGCGGACGGCTCGCGGCACATCTACTTCCTGCGCGTGCCGCCGCAGATGAAAATGCCGCGCGAGGCCGTGGCCTGGACGTTCGGGATGGACGCGGAGAAGTACCAGCCGCAGGTGGAGACGTGATGGGACGCCGCCGGGCGTCCTCTGACGGGCCGGAGACCGACTCTCCTGGCCAACCGGCGAAAGGGCGGCGGCTGGCTTTTGCCGATCGGCTCGGCCAGCCGTCGCCAACATCGGAGGTTAAGTGAAACTGACGAAGGAAGAAATCGCGCGCATCACGAGACTCAGGAAGCGGGCGGCCATCACCGACAGGATCGTCCGGATGCTGCGCCCCATCGCATCCGACTATTCGGCGGTGCAGATGCAGGCGATCCTTAACTCTGTAGCGCGTCGGCTTCAGCGAGACGGGGAATAGCCGTGCTCATTTGGGGCCGCAACGACCCTCCGCATCTGAACGACAAGACGAAGCGTCTGGTGCGGGAAGCGCAATTCTACAAGCGCAGCACGACGCGGCTGTTGGACCGATGGAACGAACGTCCATCCTACCGTCCTCCTTTCTGGCTCTGGCTGCTGGTCATCGCCGGTTTCGTACTGGCCATGCGGGCGCTGGTGTTCGGCTGGAAGGGGACGCATCCGTGAGCTTCTTGCGCGATCCGAAAATCATTGTTCAGAGGTCTGAGCCATTTCTAGAAACGCGAATCGATCTGTTCGCCGCCTGCATCTCGCCGGAGCGGCTGGCGGTAGCGAATGAGTTGACCTTCACCGAACAGCCGGAGAGCCAGGTATCACGGCCATTCCTCCGGCTCCGCCATGATGAAGCCCAAGCCCTCGTCGATGGACTCTGGGACTGTGGCGTGAGGCCCACGAATGGAGCGGGAAGCGCGGGCAGCCTCGCGGCGACCGAGCGGCACCTCGATGACATGCGCTCGCTGGTTTTCAAGACACCGCCGAAGGCGAACCGATGACCCGCGCCTATACATCCGCCGAGTTCTCCGCGCTCGCAGAGCGCCAGTCTCTGCACCACGAAAAGCCCGACGAGCTGCATCGCCGCCTGGTCGCGCACGCTCACGGAAAGTGCGGCTCATGTGGATCCACGGTGACCACAGCCCAGGACTGGCGCCTCTATGGTCACATGACGGGCCGCTGTCTGCGTTCGCGGAATCCGGTCGGGAACGAGGAGTTCAACGCCCTATTCAGCCACGGAGGCGAGAGGATATGACCGAGGCAATCGCAAAGCAGGATTCATCGTCCGTCGCGCTCGCCGTGTCCGACTTCAAGGACCGGATGCAGTTCGAGGCGCAGCGGCTTCAGCTCATGCGGGAGTTCGTCGCCGGCCAGATGGCGGTCGGGACCCACTACGGCAAGATCCCCGGCACGAACGGGAAGATGACGCTGCTCAAGGCCGGCGCCGAGCTGCTCACGAACATCCATGGGCTGCATCCGGAGTTCGTGGAGACCGAGCGCGTCAGCGACCGCGCGGCCGTGAAGCAATGGAAGGACAAGTACGGCAAGGACCGCACGACCACGGGCCTGGTCAAGTATTCCTTCCGCTGCTCGCTCATCAAGGGCGAGGCCAAGGTCGGAGAGGGGGTCGGGACCTGCAACAACTGGGAGCGGAAGTATCTCTCGGTCGATCCAGACGACGCCGAGAACACGATCATGAAGATGGCGAAGAAGCGCGCCTTCATCGATGCCGTTCTCACCGCGACGAGGACGAGCGACTTCTTCACGCAGGACATGGAGGACGCGCCACCCCCGAGCGCGGAATCCGACGATCAGCGGCCCACGCAGGAGGAGCCGCCGCAGGACGAGCCGGGGTCGAACGATGGTCCGCCGCGATCGGACCACACCATCAGCGATCCGCAGGCGAAGCGGCTGTTCGCCATCGCCAAGAGCCGTGGGCTCACGAACGACACGATCAAGTCTATCCTCGGAAAGTTCGGCTACGAGCACACCAAGGAGGTGAGCCGCAGCCAGTACGAGAAGATCGTCAAGGCGGTGGAAGAGTGGAAGTAGCCGTGAAGTCTCCGTTCGCCGCGGAGTCGGGCCACTGGTATCACCGCGACGGATCGCCCTGCTATGAGGTCCCGGCGAAGAAGGGCGGGATGCGCGCGACGAATATCCGTGACGCCCGCGCCCTGGATCTCGTCCCGTCCGTCACGACGATCACCGCACTCGCCGCAAGGCCGGGGCTAGAAATCTGGAAGCAGCAACAGGTCATGCTCGCGGCGCTCACGATGCCACGCATCGAAGGCGAGGCCGACAAGGCGTTCGTCGCCCGCCTCGTGGCCGACTCACGCGAGCAGGCAAAGAAGGCGGCGGCCCGCGGCACGGCGATCCATGCGGCTATCGAGAAGTCGTTTCGCGGCGAGTTCATCGAGGACGAGTTCCGGCCGTGGGTCAAGGCCGTCTGGGGGGTTCTGCCAGGCGGGAAGGACTGGGGCACCGAACGGTCCTTTGCGGACAACCTCTTCGGCTTCGGCGGCAAGGTGGATCTGTGGGACGCCGACGGCGCTGGGACCGTGATCGACTTCAAGTCGAAAGACGGCGATCTGGCTGGCGTGGAGTGCTATGACGAGCACTTCATGCAGCTCGCGGCCTACCGGGTCGGGCTCGGCGTCTCGAACGCCGAGTGCGGGAACATGTTCATCTCGCGCGATGCTCCGGTCGCGCTCCTGCGGATGCACAAGCCGGAGGATTTGAACCGTGGATGGCGCCAGTTCGAGGCGCTCCTGTCGTACTGGAAAGCAACCAATCTCTAGGGAGGACCGATGCCAACCGCCAGTTTCATGGAACTGCACCGCGCCGAGAAGTCGATCCGCAAGGTCATAGACAAGCTGGACCGGGCCGATCAGATCCGCGTCCTGGGCGCCGTGCTTGCCCTGCTCGATCTCGCGGTTGTCGAGAAGGACACCGGTGTCCATTCGCTGCGCGGGAGTTCCGACGCGCACAACACAAGGGAGCGCGCATGAAGGAAAAAGAAATCGAGGCCACCGAAACGATCGGCTCCTACGTCTGCTCCGCCGCCGTCAAGGTGCTCGACACCGGAGAAGCGGAGGCGACGGTCACGATCGTCGGCACGCAGAAGGCCCTGGAACGCCTGATCGGTTCGGCGGTCGTGATGGAGAACGGCACGAAGAAGATGCTCGGGAAGATGGTCGCGTTCTCGGTGAAGGACAAGGCCGGGAAGCGCGAGGCGCAGGCGAAGGTCAAGGGGGCGCGCGACCTCGACTCGCTGGTCGGCACGACAGTGAAGCTCACGCGGTCGCAGAAGGATCTGCCGGGAATGGAGGAAGAGGGGTGACCTGGTGCGCGGTCCACGAAGGCCCGGCGACCTGCGACCCATGCGATGACTGCCTCATCTGGAGGTTTTCGTATTACATCAACCTGGCGCGGGAGCGGAAGGTTCTTATGGGGACGAGCTTCGACCAGCGTTCCGGGCGGACGGTGATCACCGAGCGGACGCCGTTCGGGACCAGGATTCAGACTGTGGCATCGGGGCGGCCGTGAGCGTGCCGGATCACCTTCTGGAGCCGCCCGACGACAGGCATTGTCCGATCTGTTCTGGCTGCTTCCTAGTCGAGCATGAGGGCGCGTGCGAAGAAGAGGACGGCGAATGTTCTTGTCCGGAAAACTGTGCCGACGACGCCGAACACGTCCGCTGCGCGGAGCACGACAACTCGGACCAGCCGGAGGAGGACTGATGGCCAAGCCGAAGCGCTCCGAGTGCTGCGAGAATCCGAAAGCGCATGGAGAACTCCCGTGCCCGATGTGGGAGCCGGACTGGACGAAGCGATGCCAGTGCGGCGATACGCCAATCGTGCCGCACACCGGGCTCTGCGGCCCCTGCACATTCGGTGAGGCCGAGACTTATGGAGGTAACTGGTGAAGTCGAAGCGCGCGACGAGGGGGAAGGCGAAAACGTGGAAGGTCGTAACCTGCGCTATGTGTCACGGCGGTGGTCTGTGTGAAGCGTGTGGCGATGGCCCGCAGGAGCCCGCGCCGGAGGGCGAGTTGGAAAGGGCACGGCGGATATTCTTCGACACCGTTCAGGATGGCGCACAGTCGCTTCCCGATGTGCTCCAAGCCGTCGATGGGCTAGTCGCTGCCGAGCGCGCCGACGCCGCCCGGCAGGAGCGCCGGAGGACGCTGGAGGAAGTGGCGCGCCTCATCGACCCAGAGAAGCCAGACCATGAGACTACATGGCTGCTCGACCGGCTTGAGGAGATGTCGCTCAACGAGAGAATCCGGGAGGCGACATGAAGGTGCTGCTTGAGCTTCTCGAATGCCCGACGCACAAGTTTCGCGCGATTGCCATAGGCGCGAATGCCGGAACCTCGACTCGCATTACGGGCAGCAAGTGCTGTGGTAGGTGGACAACCGCGCAGTCGTGGAGAATCGACGCAGATGATGCTATTCGGGTTCTAGAAGATGCGCGAGAAGATGCGGAGAAGCGCGCGGAGTCAGAAGGCGGCGATGAGTGAGCAGACGTTCACGTTCGAGGAGGCGCTTAACACCGTTGGTACAGGAATTGGCTTACAGAACGCTATCGATCTAGTTCGTGCCGCCCACTCTCGCGCCCTGGCTGCGGCGACCGAGGAGATGAAGCGGGAGTGCGATGAGGCGAGGGCTGAGAGGGACAAGTATTGGAATGCGATGCGAACCGAATGGCAGGAAGTATTGACGCGCGCCGAGAAGGCCGAGGCCGAGCGCGTGAGGTATCGTGATGCGCTCACGCGACTCGCCAGAGAAGCCGCGTCTTGGGAACACTGGGAAGTCCTGTTTCGCGAAGTCGGCGGTAATACGAATTACGCCTGCCTGATGAACGCCGTCAAAGAGGCCCGCGCCGCCATCGAGGAGACGAAGCCATGACGACCCGCGTGGAGTTGCCGGAGGGCGCGGTGAAGTGTCCGGTCTGTCGTGGAAAGGGGTGCGCCGCTGACGCATCGCCTTGTCGCGCTTGCGGCCTTAGTGAAAGCGACACGCACGGTCCGGGCTGCCCGTGCTGCGAAAACTGTAATGGGGCGGGCGAGATTGACTGGAAGCCGCCGCGCCCGGCAAGGAGGACAGGTGATTGACCGGGACAAGGTGATCAACTTGGCGACCGAACACGGAGAGATGCATGGCGATCCGTGGCTGTGGACGTTCACCGAGGATGGGCTGGCGAGCTTCGCGGCCACTCTCCTCCGCGAGTTCGGGCATGTGGCCGACTGTCGCTGTCATGTCTGCGATGGGCCGCATTGTGCCTATACGGCGGGCGAGCATCCTTGGCGTGACCCCCGTTGCTTCCAACAGTCGCCCGCGAAGGAGACGGATCGATATGACTGCCCGATTCATGGAGAGGGGGACGGCCGTGACTGCCCGAGATGCTGAATCATGGGGCGTTCTATTCAGGCGCGTCGGGCTCGACGGGTATCCCGGCATTCGCCGCGAGCGCGTTACAACGAAGGATTGTAAGGCCCTCATGCTTGGTCAGCCCGTGCCGCTTTTCGTGAATGGCGTGTCCTACAACATCCAGAATAAGCGAGTCGGTCCCGGTGTTTACGAGGTGTGGCTTGAGGAGGCCCACAAGTCACCCGCGAAGGCGGAAGGGGAGGGAAAGTGAAACTGACAAAAGAGGAAGTCGCACGAATCACGAGGCTCAGGAAGCGGGCGGCCATCACCGACAGGATCGTCCGGATGCTGCGGCCCATCGCATCCGACTATTCGGCGGTGCAGATGCAGGCGATCCTTAACTCGGTGGCACGCCGCATCGACCGCGAGCGCGAGTAGCCCATGACCCTCTGGCGCAGGCTCGTGTGCTTCGTGGGGCAAGTATGAAACGCGTGCCGTGTGGGATGTGCGATGGCCGTGGCTATCGCGAATATTCCGGCGACGAATTGCGCGCCCGTAGGAAGAAGGCCGGCCTCGGGCTGCGCGAACTCGCCCGGCGCGGAAAGGTGACCGCCGCCTATCTCTGCGATGTGGAGTTGAATCGGCGCGGCGTGAGTCCGCGCATCAAGGCGATCTACGACCGGGAGGCGCCCGCCCGATGACCCGCCTCCGTCTCGCTCTCTACAATGAGAACGATCCAAAGACTGCCGCATGGCTGCGCGAACTGATCGCCCGCGAGCTGATCGAATCCGGCGACGTTGATGCCCGCTCCATTATCGAGGTGCAACCCGATGACTGTTCGCCCCGCTCGCACTTCTTCGCCGGGATCGGAGGATGGCCGTATGCGCTCGCGCTCGCCGGGTGGCCAGCAGACCGACCCGTTTGGACCGGCTCTTGCCCCTGCCAGCCGTTCAGCGCAGCCGGGAAGCGCCTCGGAACCGCCGACGCCCGCCACCTCTGGCCCGAGTGGCTCAGGCTCATCAGCGAGTGCCGACCTCCAACGATCTTTGGAGAGCAGGTTGCGAGCAAGGCTGGACGTGAATGGCTCGCCGGAATATGCGCTGACCTGGAAGCATTGGGATATGCCGTCGGGGCCGCCGATCTGTGCGTTGCGGGCGTCGGGGCGCCGCACATCAGGCAGCGGCTCTACTGGGTGGCCGACGCCAAGCGCAACGGAGATCAACGACGGGCAATCGCCGGAGTCGAACCAAGCGCGGCGCGACAGAGCGAAGGCGAAATGGAAGAATGGGAACGGGGCGGGATTGACGCTGGCGGCAGCGGCGCAGTTGAGCGGCTGGCCGAACCCCCTTGCGAACAAGTGGGGCGAGCCAGACAGTCACGGGAACTTCCCAATGGGTTGGCCCTCTCCGAAGGCATCGAATGTGACCGGAACTGGGACGCGCGGCGAGGGCGGGGAGAACTTGCAAACGGTGGCCGGATGGGCGACACCGAGCGCAGCCGAGATGCGAACGATGAGCGCCGAGCGAATCAAAGAGCGCCAAGCGGAGTGCAAGGCGCGCCACAACAACGGGAACGGATTTGGCCTGACGCTTGGCAACCAAGCGACCTGCTTCCTTGCGCCGACGGGAAGCAGAGGCGCGTTGAATCCGGCACATTCCCGCTGGCTCATGGGGTTCCCGCCAGAGTGGGACGACTGCGCGGTTACGGCAATGCCATTGTTCCGCAAGTCGCGGCGGAGTTCGTAAGGGCATTCATGGAGGCCACCGCATGATCCGTCTCGCTCTCTGCGCCGTGGGGATGGTGGGATGAGCGGCACCTGCGATTGCCCCTGCCCGAAGGCCAGCACCGACGATATCTTCGAGGGCGCCGGCAAGGACTGGCACGAGCGCAAGGACGGCAACTGGCACCAGCATCCCGGCTGCCCGTTCTACCACAAGGGAGCGGAGTGCCCGGCTCCGAAGGAGCAGGGGGAGCTCTTTCGATGAGCGTCCGGTTCGCGCTGCCAGGGGAGCCTGTCTGCAAGGGCAGGCCGCGCATGCTGCGGAAAGGCATCCCATACACCGATGCCAAAACACGCCAGGCCGAGAAGGCCATCGGCTGGGCCTATCGCGAGGCGGCCGGAGCCAACGGGAAGCCGCTCGCCGAACCGGTCCAGATCGGGATGCTCTTTTGCGTTGGCACCAGACGCCGCAAGGACCTCGATAATATGGTCAAGCTCGTGATGGATGCGTTGAACGGGCTGGCATGGAACGACGACTCTCAGGTCCTGAGCATCGTCGCAACCAAGAGATTCGAGAAGCCCGCCAGAACCGAAGTGATGGTCGGGGCGATTGAATCGGCGTGATGCTCTAAGGCCGTCCGTTCTACATAGAACAAATGTCCCGGCCGATAACTGGAATCCGGCCGGGTCGGTGGCGAATGGCCTACTTCGCCGCGCCTTCCGGGATGGGCTGTCCGACCCCGGTGGCCGGCGCTGTGGGCGCCGCAGCCGAGCGTTCGGCGGGGTTCTGGACCTCGCCAAAGGTCATCTTGTGGACGATGCCCTTGTAGCCCGGCAGGAACGTCGCCACGATTCCCATGATGTTGTAGAAGGCGACGAACCAGTGATTGCTCGCCAGGGTTGGGAAATACTGCGTCAGGTCGTTCAGCAGACCGAGGCCGAACGTGAACAGGCCAGCATACTGCCCGAGTGCTACCAGGGCTCCCATCTTCGGCACCGCCTTTCGGTAAAGGCGCCAGAGACCCCACATCTGACGCAGGTTCACTGCCGCTTCTCTCGTGCAATCTGATCCTTCCACATGATGTCGATCAGGGCGTTCAGGCGGCGGATCAGCTCCTCGTGCTGCCGTTCCAACTCAGCCAGTCTGGAATCCTGAACAGCATCGGCCACCACGCGCCTGCCAATCTCATCGGCGCCGGCGGTGGCTTTTGTTTCTACGTCAGCCAGGCGCTTCCGGTCAACGGCCGCTTCGGCAACGGTCGCATCACGCCCGGCGAGGTAGCCTCCGCCAAGGGAGCATGTGCCGATCACAGCAACGATGGCGGAGACGGCCGGCCACCCGAGGCGCCAGCGTGTTTTGACCCGCTCATCGTCCATCAATGGACTCGTGGGACAGGATGCCGATCACGACCAGGGTCAGGACGAGAGAGAGCATTTCCGGCCTCCTACTTTCCTAGGAAGTGGGTCACGATCGCCGCGAGAATTCCAGAAGCCAGTCCGATGCCGCCTCCGACCATCGCCATGCGGCCCGTCATGTTCGATTGGAAGTTGTCGAGCGTCCGGATCGACTTCTCCAGTTCGCCGACCTTTCCATCGAACTTCTCCCGCGAGACATACTCGGCCTGCATCTCACGGAGGCGACCGGCTTCGCCATTTAGGGCATCGAGGCGCCGCATCCATTCCGTGAACTGAATCTGTCGCGCCTTCTCGACGCCCTCAAAGTCCTTGGCGGTGAGTTCCTTGACGTGACGGATCTCGCGGTCGAGGTCATAGCGCAGCCCGGCAACGTCATCGGTGATTCGATGCTCGACAACCGCGAGACGCTCGCCGTGCGATTCGTCAGCCATCAGTACACCGAAGCGCCAGCAGCACAGCCGATGGCGCTCTGGCTATGGTCGGCGTTGTGGAAGATCGGCGTCCACCACATCACCGCGCTGTCGAGGGGCGGGTCGGGGATCGTGATCGTCGGCGTGGTCGAGACTATCCAGTCGCCTGAGATGGCATAGCTCTGGTAGACGGTCCCGTCAGGGAAATCCAACTCGTCGGGCGTGAAGGTCATCACCCACCTCCGCCCTGCCTTCTCTAGGCCACTGACCACCAAGTAGAGGAAGATCAGGCCAATCGCGATCCAGACCAGCGTGCTCTCGCTCACGGCCGCACCGGACAGCGCCCATCGGCATCGAATGGCAGTTCCTTGCTCAAGGCCCGGCGCCAGTTCGTTACCGCCGACTTCGCCGTCGCGAGGTTCGTCTGCCCGATGCAAATGCACTCGGCTAGGGACTCCTCGACCTTGTGCTTGCGCGCCGCCTCGTCCTTGCTCATCAGTGTCACATTGTCGATATCCGGCGAGCCACCCCACTCCTGCGGAATCGTCGAGTCGAACACATACTTGCCACGGTCGGACCATGCGACTCCGGCGCGCTTCAGCACGACGGCCTTGACCGCGTCGGATACCGGCATCTCCAGCGCCTTGATCTTGTAGGGACACGGCGGCGGAATGTCGGCAGGAACAGGATTCGCGGCGCCCCACGCACGGGCGCTCCCAATGGCGATTGTTAACGCCAGAAGCGCAAGGCGCCGCGATTCCATGTGCCTACTTCGGCTCCGGCGTGCCGGCGACCATCTCGATCGTGGTCGCCTGCTCCTCGGGCGCCACGACATTGATGTCGAGCAGGCCGGTGATGTCCGTCACGCCCGCGCCGAGATCGGCATCGGCATCGACGATCACCTGAGAATTGCCGGAGGCGCCATCGACCGTGGTGTAGACGGCCGACAGACCATCGGTGGCCACGACGAGGGTGCCGAGCGTCTCGTCCGTGTTCTTCCAGACCGGGACGCCGTCGATCTTGGCGGTGCGGCCCGACGGACCCTTGGGGTTGAGCTTGATGCTGACCTTCTGCGTGTTGCTGAGGATCATCGAAACGTCTCCTTGAGAGTGTCGGCGGGACGCTTGCCCCTTCGACCCGAGATTTACCCCGTCCTTCGGAGCGACAGGGCCAAGCGTGAAGTGGATGTGATGCTCGTCCTTCTTCTCCGGGCAACAGAACGAACAGTGGAATGGTACATGCCTCTCCTGCGGCTGCGGGAAGCGGTGCCCATGCTTATGGTGCGACATGGGGCACCTCCGGCGGCGGCTTAGGAAGCAACGGAGTCGGCTCGGCCTTCAGCGGATCGGCCGCCGTTCCGATGAGCGCGATGCGGGCCAGAATCTTGTCCAGGCTCCCGGGGGGCACGACCGCACCACCAGCAACGAGGACCGCCAGCGCGTTGATCTTCTCGTCTACGCCCTCCAGCCCATCGAGCAGCCCGGCGATCAACCGGGCCATTCGCTGTGCTGAAGTAACCACCTTGCTCTTTTTCTTCTTCATGTTCGGCTCCTTCTATGACCACGGGGTAAGGCGGCTTGCGCCAATTCCCCGGACAGATACGAATCAGGCTCCCACACTTCCGGTTGCTGCACCGTAGGGCACCGGCTGAAATGAGGAGCTTCCGGCACTTACATTTCGGGCACCGTAGCGGCGGACGGCCATCATCTTCATGCCGCAGCATCCCCGCTCCCGGCGAACCTGACATAGTGCGCCATCGCCTGTTCGATGTAGACCGCCGGGACCAATCCGTCACGAGCCGTGCCGCTGTTCCAGGCGTCGAAGACGTCGTTCAGGGTCGGCCTGACGATCATGTCGAATACTCGGTAGTTGATCTGCGACACGACATATTCACCGGAGACCATCGGGTCGCGGAGACCCACAGGGTCGCCCGTATACCCGCGCATGGTGGCGGTGGGATACATAATCTGCCACGGCCCCCAGGAGCAATGCGCCGCGCATCCATAGCGCCACTCGGCCTGCTTGACGGCATCAGTGTGATACTTCCCGCCATAGCAGTAGGACGACTCATGGCGGCAGGCCAGAGAACGCGAGGCGTTGCCGACTTCCTGAGCCGCCAAGGCACGCAGGAGGGCCACGGCGTCAATCCCGGTCGGCGCGTGGAGGTTCGGGGCATAGGCCCCGATGGCCTCTGTCAAGGCCGCCTGCGCGTCGAGATCGAATTGAGTCATGGCGTCTGTCGCACCGTCCCGCCCGCCTCGCAGAACTGCTCCAGGCCCGAGCAACTGAGATAGTCGCCGTTCGGGTAGTAGCACATGACGGGGAACAGGTTGATGTCCACGCGCGAGTTCGGGATTGACGTGCCGATCTTGGAGAAGTGGAGCGCGAGGATCTGGAGCGGCTCGGGAGGAATGCCGCCCGAGATCGACACGGCCAAGTGTCCAGGGCTGGTATAGGTCAGCGACGAGTAGGGCCCGACGTACCCGAGGCTGTAGCCGATGAAGCTTAGGTGCGTCGCGTCATAGGTGATCTCGCCGCCGAATGAGTCAGCCTGCGGGTTCCAGTCGAGATGGCCCGCCGCGCTGCTTGACGCCAAAAGGTAGACCCAGATGTCCCCGCCGACGCACATCGGGACATCATGTGTCTCCTGTTCCAGGTAGAAGAACGGGTAGGGCGCGCAGACTGCGATCTCCTGGGAGAATGCGAGGTGACCGGACGGGCATCCGCCTCCCCCGCCTCCGTCTCCCTGCGTCGGGGCGGGAATGGAGTTGACGGCGAACATGGCGGCAATGGCGAGCGGCAACGCGAAACGCTTCATGGTGAACACCCCCCTGGGTCGTCAGACCGATTCCCGGATGCGTCCACCGCGACCGGGTCACGCCAGAAGATGCCGCCGCCCTCTGCCGGTTCGGCAAGCATCATACTTGCGTTCGATGTCACGGCGGCGAGAAAATCCCGGCGCTCCACATTCCAGGTATTGCCGTCCGCATCGGTCTGCGTTCCAGTCTTGACGATGGCCTCGGTCCAGACGGAATAGGTCACGGACAACTCGGCATGGCCCGCGCAGTCGAGCGCCACCGGGAGCCAAGAGAGAATGAGGGCAGCCATCATCGCAGGACCGTCCAGCGAATGACCGTTGTCGATCCATTCAGAGTCGAGTTGATCGTGAAGCCCGTGTTCGTCTTGCCGCTGACCCAGAAGCTCTCCGTGCCTGGGTTCGTCGGGAATTCCAAGATGACGTTGTAATCCGCGACGGCCGTGCTCATGGTCGGATAGGCCACCGGAAGCGTGACGGCAACGGTAGCTGGCGTCCCGGCATTCAGCGTTGCCGAGCCGGTCTGATAATTTGCGGTCGGCTCACGCACCACCATCGAAGTATGCGAGACAGCGGGCGTCCCGAAGTTCGAGCGATATCCCCAGGATGACACCTTGCCGCCTGTCACATAGATGGCCTTCGGTTGCTTGACCCCGCCACTGGCGCTCACAAGAATCATGATGTCCTTGCGATTCGTGGCGCCAGAGCCGCCTAGATCGCGGATCTCCGTCCCATTCAATCGCACAGTAAAGGCCGTCCCCGATCCGCCACCCTGCCCGACCTGAAGACCACACAGGGTACGCGCGCTCGTGAGGGCTCCGCTCTCATAATCGATCTTGCAGCCGTCGAATGAAATATCCGTGTCCGCCGTTCCGGCTCCGGTAATATCGATGACCGTGCAGTCGCCCGTCGCCGAATTGATGTCTCCGGCGCTCCAGTCATTATAGAAGCGCGATCCGACTGCGTAGATTTTCGTGGCATTCCCGCTGCTGACCGGTTGCGTAACCATGACGCGGCCGATTCCCGCCGCCCCCCCAGTCTGACGCCTGACGAACTCGCAGCCGATGATGACGATTCGCTCGTTCGCTCCGGCAAAAAGGCAGTCCGGGCCATTAGCAGTAGCGGACATCTCCATATAACAGTTGTAAAAGTGGATGTCACACTTCGTCGTATAAAAAGTATCGGCATTGCCATCGCCCGCGTTCACAACAACAATTTTGCAGCCGGTGAAGGTGTTCTGCGTGGCATCATTCCCGCCGCTCGGCGGAACAGTGTTCTGTGCCTCGACTCCGACATAGCTGGACAGAATGCGGAGATTCGTCGCGCGGAATCCGGTCGAGTTGCTGATGACAAGGCCGCAGGGATGAGCATTCGCGCCCATCGTTCCATCATGCTCGATAGTCATATCAGCAATGGCACAGCGCGTTGAACCGCTGAAATCCACAACAGGATCAAGCAAGCGAATACTTCCGCCGGAATCCGTCAGCGCGGTGGAGCGTAGCAGCAACGTATTCTCGATGCCGGAGCCCTGAAGCGTCACATAGGAAAGATTCGCGCAATTCAGGACGGCCGACATCGAATAGACGCCCGGGAGCATCTTAACTGTCCAGGGATTCGCGGCACTCGCCTGTGTTCCGGCATAGGTCATTGCGGCCTGAAGCGTTGAATAAATAGAGGCACTTCCCGTGCTGCCCTGTGCTGTGAAAAGGAACTGCGCCGGCAGGCCGGCCACGCCGGGAGTTGTCACGTCTTTTCTGACATAAAAAATGGCGGCGCGAACAGTCTTCGTCAGGCCGGTCAGATCGACTCCCTGCAAGTCATAGAAATACTTTCCGGACATCGCTTGCGTGTCGGATGCGGACAGGCTGACATCCACAATCCCACTGGCCGGAGTCGTCAAAACAATTCCGCCGCCGCCCGTCGTCTTCTGAAATAGAGCCAATCCGATCGCATCATCCAGGCTGGATTTGACGGTAAACTTGAACGACCACCCAGTCACATCCTGCGCTGCGCCCGTCGAAGTCGTGACAGTGAACCGCACCGTCTGATCGTCGCCACGCAGAATCGTGATGTCATAGGTATTCGGATCGACCGTCAGCCCGATCAGGCTGCTCATTGCGCGTCTCCGATTTCTGGAATGAGCCAGACGGCCGACGCCGATGGAGACAGAGGCGCACATTCGCCGATGGGCGCAAGCGAAGCGGCAATGGCCGTGCAACCCTGAATGCTTGTCCCGGCACCGCGCGCTCCCTGGCCTGAAGAGGCACCGGAGGGCGCCAGCGATTGGGCCGCGGCATCCTGGCCCTGGCCGGATCCTGACCCTGATTGTGCGAGAGATGAAGCCGCGGCATCCGGAGCATTCCCTATGGCGGCGGCATGGGGAGGTCCGCCGGATGCGGATGCCGCGACCCCAAGCGATTCCGCGGAGCCTTCATCATGGACCGGCGCCGGGTCATAAATCACGACAGCCACGAGCGCTGTCAAGCGCGGATACTGAAGCTCTGAATCTAGCGAGCCTTGCAGATGTGCCAATGCGAGATTATCGAGGTCCGAGCGCCGCCACCCGAGGCCCGATTCCGGGTTGACGGAGAAGGTTTCATTGAACTGGCTATAGCTGTGCGGAGAGAGCGAGCGGAGCGGACCATAATTATTATCGCCGACCACGATATCCCGCAAGCCCCCCTGCGCCTGCGAGCTTGTTGATGTGCCTGCCTCAGTCCAGCGCACAGTCACGGATACGACATGGGCATCAGTCGGAATAGCCGACCAGTCCACGCCGCACACATTCTGCTGCATGGAGGCGCTGTATTTGATGCGCGTCGTGTCGCCGTCATGCGGATCCTGCGCGAGGCAATCGAACGCCGTGGCGGCACCGAAGCGGACCCCGTCATTCGGTCCGAGGTCGCTGACCGGATAGCAGACAACCGTCAGGCTCATCGCCGTCCCTTATCGATTGTCATGGCCCCGTCATAATTGGCGGCCCAGCCAGATCGCCGGCCGGAAGATCGCGGAGGAGATCCTGACACTTGAAATAGAGGTCATAGAGCGCACCGATATTCTTTCCATCGAGCTTCTGGCGCGTTGCAGAGGAGAAGTAGCCGGGGCGCCAGACGGCCGCGGCGCCATCCGAATAATCCAGCGTGATTTCCTGGCCGATTTCATCATGGACCATATATCGGCGGATCGTCGCCAAGTTCGTGTCATCCGCCGATCCTTGGCTCACGATGCATTGAATCTGCACATCGCGCCACCAGCCATAGAGGACTGGAATCCGCGACCGCTGGATCGTCACGAGTTCATTCATCACGATCGCGTCGATCGGCTCCACGATCGAAACGGCGCTGAAGGTCGAGAAGTCGATCACAATAGGGGCGCCCGCCGGAGGGGTGAACCGGGCCGCGAGGCTGTAGGAATATGGCGCCATCAACGCACCTGAAGGACGATGTTTCCGAGAGAGGCGGCGGCGATGCCGTTGCCATTGATCCCGACGATCCGCAGGAACACATCGGCGATGGCACCGGCCGCCATTGTAACCCATCCCGACGCGATCGTGCCGATGGCGGTCAGCGAGCAGGCCGGTCCAGCGGCGCCGTCGAGGTAGTTCCACGTCGCCTCGTCCGTCGAATACTGCGCCCGCAGTTCGGAACCTCCGAGGCCGGCGATGGCGACCCGGGCCACCAGCCGCGCCTGGACCGCCCCGGTCAGGTCGGCCTTCACCCGGTTCACCGTCAGGGCCGAGAGTTCCGTTAGGAGCAGCGGCACGGCCCACACCATGAGAGCTGGCGGGGCAAGAATCGGGATGTTCTCTGGGATCGGCGTGAGAAGGACCGGATCGTTGCCTGGGCCGCCGCTGGCGAGGACCTGACGGGCCGCGCCGCCGAGCGCGATCGAGAATGTCTGTCTGTTCAGGTCCGGGTTGTAGGAGACGCCGATTCCGACGCCACCTATAGGAGAGGGGGCCATGAATCCACCAGCGCCGGGACCGGACGGGTCGCCGATCATCTTGGGCATGGCTACACATCCTCCAGAAGCTGAACGCTCACCTGGTCGCCCGTGAGGTCGTGGTTGCTCTCGTAGACCATATAGCGGATACCGTCGAGCGTCACCCGATCGAGGCCCTGGTAGATCGTCCCATCCCTGTCGGCCAGAACGGTCTCGAGCATCCGCCGCTGCTTGCTGTAGAAGGCATAGTAGGAATCCGCGAGCGCCTGAGCGAAGGCAGCGTTCGGCACCAGCGGCGAGTTGACCGAGAGACCATTGCGCGAGAAGTCCGCCACGCCCGCGCTTGCCTGCACCTGACCACCTGAGACCGTGACGTACTGGTTCGCCTGATCCCAGAGGTGAACATCGATCCGCTGGTTGACCCGATCGTCGATCGCCAAAAGCGGCCCCACTGGCAGGAGGTCGCGGGCGACGAAGTGCCCCTGCATGTCGTCATCGACCCAGGCGACCGCATTCGTGAGGACCGCGAGATTCTGTAGCGCCTGCGAGACTGACAGGCCCGTGAAGTCGGCATATGGGATGACCCCGGCGTAGAAAGGGGCGGCGATGTGCGGCGCCCAATTCGGAGCGGCGGTATAGGCCGCGATCTGATAGGCGCCGTTCACCCGGCCCCCGAAGGTTCGCGCATTTGTTGAAGGCGACATGATAGGGCGTATCACGAAGGACCGGAACTGATCGGAGGTCCGCAGGAGTTGTGCGTTCCCATCGGCGATCAGAACGCAGTAGAGCGAGCCATTCACATAGCGCAGAGAGTGGGTCGGGTAGTTCAGCACGCCAGGGCCGGTCTGGATCAGGCACGTCGGGAACGCGCGCACCCACTGGCGGGCCGCGCCGCGGTAGGCGATCACCTGGAACGCCGGACCCTTCGCTGCCGTCGAGCGCAAGCCGATGAACAGATCCAGATCGGCGCAATAACGGAATCCACCGTGAACATATCCGGTGTCGTCCGCCAGGAGAAGGTTCGTCCAGACGCCCGTCGCGACGTCATACAACTGCAGGGTGTCTGGCGAACCGTTCGTGTTCCAAGCGAGCACCTGATTCCTGACCGGATCGAACTCGACGCCCCAATCGTCATTGTTGGTGCGGGCATTCAGGCCCGGGATCGCCGGATTGAGCGCCACGTCCGAGTCGGCCGGGGTCGCCCATGTCGTCCCGTCGGTCGATCCGGTATAGCGCAGATGCCCAGCGCCAGCACCCTGCATCCGGTACATCAACATGGTCGCGCCGCGCAGATCCCAGCCGCAGATGTGCGGGTCGGCGTCGGTCGTATTGTTGGCCTCAGCGGCCGATGGTGTCCGCGGGACGATGGCCGGCCCGGCGCTCGCCTGGACGAAGTAGGGAGACCAATCCACCCAGGCGCGGATCGTCGCATCTTCCTTCACCCATGCAACATCCGGGCTGGCCTGATAGTGCGTGCCGTCGACGAGTAGCGTCAGGTATTCACGTCCATTCCGCTGCGCCGGACAGGTATAGGCCGGGTTCAGTCCAGAGAATGTCGGCAGGCCGGTCGGGTTGACAGGCGATGGCCCGAGATTCGAGAACTGACTATTCTGCAGCTTCACTTCCGCGACGCTGATCCCCGCCGCATTGAACAACTCGCGGGCCAGCGGGTCGATCGCCTTGTATCTGTAGAACGGCGTCGAGAGCGTTGCCGCCGATCCGGCCGCATAAGAGTGCGCGATCGTCGCCGTTGTGGTTATCACCGTCGCGGAGGTGACCTGCTTGACCGTCACATCCTCGGAGTTGACCTGATCGGTCAGGTGAAACACATCGCCCGGCAGGAGACCCTGGGTCGTGTTCAGCGTCAGCGTCGTGCCGCTGGTGGACGTGATCGTCATCGGCCGCGTGATGCGATAGACCTGAGCCCCGGGAGAAAGAATGGAAAGGGAACCCGGCTGAACGCCCAGGAGGTTGGGCGAAGTGATCCGCATCAGGTTCGTCTGAAACTCGGTCGTCCCATCAAAGGCATCAAGAATGTCGCCGACCACGAAACCGCCGATCGAATCAACCATGAGCGTTTCGGTCCCGCTTCCATCGATTGGAGCACCGTTCGGCAGGATGCCGATCGGTCCACGCGCGACACGCGCTCCGCTCGCATCCGCTAGAGCCCGGGAGGCGCCATAGGCTGTCAACTCGACGGTTTTCGTATCCCTGTCATACCTAATGCTCCCGAGCCCCATGATCGTGCCGGTGAATTGCAGGAGGTCGCGCCGGAAGATCCGCAGCGTCCAACGGTCTGTCGGACCTAGGAAGGCGAACAAGTCATCGAAGTATCCGTCCCGGTTGATCAGTTGCAATGTGACATCGCCGGTCTTGAACGTCAGGAGGTTGCGATCGATCGCCCGGTTAATCTGGCCGAATCCGTCTAGCGATACGCGCCCCGGAAGTGGCAGCGTGAGATCGATCGGCGTGGGGCCGCCCGACACGGCGAACGTGCGCGGCGGTGCCTGGATGATCTCGAAGCGGAAGTCCGAAGCCTCGGTGCTCACAGGGTCGCCCGGCCTTCCTTGCGCGCGATGACGTTCAGGTCGCGGCTCATCTGCGTGAGAAGTTCGTTCTTGTTCCCGCCGAAGAAGCCGCCTAGATGAACGCCACCGTGGAAGTGCAGGCTCCGATCGATCGTCGTGCTGCTAGATCCGGCGGGGCCACTGCCAGCCGCAGCTAGACCACGATTGAATCCGAGATCGACATTATTGAGAAGATCGCGCGCCCACTTGGTCCCGCGCTGGCGAGCCAGCAGATCGTTCAGCGGATCATCGAATCCAGATGCCGAAGCCTTTTCGATATTGACTACCTGAGCGAGCCCGGTCGCTGCCACGCTGGCCGCTGCCGCGAGATTCGCCGGCCATGGAACAGTCGCAAGCGCCTTCGTCGCTCCTGCCCAGGTGTCGGCAATGGCCCCCGCGATCGCCAGCGCCTTGTTGTGCCCGAAGGCTGCCGAGAGCGCGGTCGCGGTCTGGCCGATATAGGAAATCTCGGCGTTCGCGGCTTCTTCTTTCGCGGCCTGTTCGGCGTCGGCCTGCGCGATCCTTTCCTTTGAGAGCCGCTCCTCTTCTCGTGTCCATGCCCGCTTTGCATCTAGAACATCGCTGACATGCTTCCCGAGTTCCTTTGTTTCATCCTTCCATGCCTTCGTCTGCTTCTGACCGAAGGTCACGATGTCCAGCTCGGCATCTACTGATTGCTTCTTCTGGAAATCGGCTGCGCGCTTTTCGTCCTCCATGACTTCCTTGATCGCCTTCTTCTTCGCCTCCAAGGCCTTCGTCCCATCCTTGACCTTGCCCGACAGCATATCCTCGACCGGAATGCCACGGCCCAGGGCCAGATTGAGCTGTTCGATCCGGATCTTCGCATCTGCCAGTGACTTATTCAGGGTCTCGACCGTGTCGTTGCCGCGGAACAGATTGCGAATCCATCCGTAGAGCGTCGGGTCTTCGCTGATGTCGGCCAGGTTCTTGAGCTTCGCATTCAGTTCATCGACGGTATGCAGAAGACCGACGAGTTCCTTCTCATTCTTGTCAAGTTCCAGATCGCGCGCATGCTTGGCCCATGCCTCATACTGCGCGTTCGTCCCCTTGAGGGTTTCGAGGAATGGCTTCAGAACGTTATATTGAGATTCAAGTGTGTTCGTCAGGGCTTCCTGGGCTTTGCTGACATCGTCCGTCCCCTTCATCCACTGAATGATGAGCGGAATCAGGACGGAGAGCCCGACCGTCGCTCCGACGATGGCGAAGTTCGCGACCTCCGCCGCATCCCCGAATGCCACGAATCCCGTGGCAGCAAGACGGCCGATGAGGCCAGCCTCCTGCGTGACGCCCGAGTATCGCAGAATTTCAGCCGTGGCGAGACGGACCTCGCGGCGGCTGACATTCTGGGCGGTAGAAAACGCGTCTGTTCCATCGCCGCCCTTCTTGCTCGCCTCGGCCATGGCGCCGAGCGCAGCCTTGGCATCATCGAAGCCCTTGGCGTCGAGGATGGCCTGGACGACGAGTTGAAGCCTAAGATCGTCGGCCATCAGTGAATGACCTCTAGACCCTGGAGCCCAACTCGCTGAAGCGGCATCGGGTCAGCATCAGGGTCAAGCGTAGGATCCTCGGAACGCATGGCGCGCTCGGCCTTCATAACCAGTGAGTCAGTCACATTCAGGAAGTGCTCCATCGGCCACTGAAGTATGACCTCGGGACTCACGGCCCACATCTGCGCCATCGAGATCACATCGTCCCAGATGCCCGCGCCCTTCCTGGGCTTGCCGGTCAGGTTCAGGCAGCCATAGAGGCGCGGCCAGTTATGGATCGTCGTCGCGGCCGTGACGACCCGCTCAGCATTCCGGCGCGTGGACCAGCGCGCGAACTGGCGGTCCGTCATGTCGGCCGTGAAGGGAACGGCGCGGGCTATGAAATGCTCAAGGCCGAGCGGCCCGCCGGTCAGAATCCAGCCGCGCACCATATCCATAAAGCCCTGGACGGAAATCTGCCGAAGCGTGACCGTCCGGGTGAATGGCGGGAGGAATCGCCACAGCCGCGCTTCGGCAGTTTTCATGACTAGGCGTCGTTGATCGTTCCGTAGGTCGCCGTGGTGTTCGTGCCGCTCGTGTCTTCGCAGACCTGGAAGGTCACTTCCGGCGGCTGCATGTCATCCTTTTTGAAGATGACCGTCCCGATGTCCTTCGGGACTGCACGCCAGAGGAGGACCGTGCGCACTCCAGTCGTGCCGAGACCCTTGCCGGTGATTCGCATCTGGTAATACTGCTCGCCCGCCGAAGCAGTGATGGAGAGCGTCCCGCCGGTGCCGCTCGTGACGAGTGCCGATGTCGGCATGGAGAGGGCGAGCCGGAGATTGTCGAGCGTGCTCTCCGCGAAGCGAAACTTGACGGCGAAGTCGCGCTTCTTCGGAATGGCCGCCAGAATGCCGAGAGCCTGATCGACCTCGACATTATAGAGTTCGACCTTCGGGTCGATGACGACGCCGCCCACTGTGTAGCCGATATCGCTGTAGGTCGATGAGACAACCTTGGAGGCAAGATAGGCCGCGATCTCGACCTTCGAGGCCCCCCCTACGAGAACATTCGCGGTCGTTCCGGCCATGATGCGTCTCCTTTATAGGCTGCTCCAGTTGAAGGCATAGATGACATGCAGGCTCATATTGAAGAGAGCCTCGCCCTTGTCCGTGTCCACAAAAGCCACCGGCCCAGAGAGTTTAGATTCCTTGACTGCACCGCCGAAAGTTGGGTCGAGCATGAGAGCGCGGGCCGCGCTCTCGATGAGCTGATTGAGTTCGGTGTGCCGCTCGCTCGATTTGAGATCGGTCGTTCCCTGCCGAACCACGCCGGCGATCGTGATGACAGAGGTGCAATACTGGCCGCCCGATGGACCGCCATCTAGGAACTGCCAGGACTCCGGCGTCAGGGATTCCAGCACCAAGAGAGCCCGGCGCACCGAAGAGGGCATCTCATCCGGAACCACGTCAAGGCGGTAGACGGCATCCACGTCAGCCTGATAGCCATTCTCGATGCGCACGTCGAGCAGCTTCGCGGCAATGGCCGCGAACATGGTCTCGCGCGGCCCGGTCACTTCGCACCCAGAGCGGCGGCCATGCCCTTGCGGAAGGCTTCGACGATCTCCGGCTGCGAGTCGCGCAGGGCCGGGCGCATGTAGGGGCGCGGCGGAATAGTCGAGCCGGGATGGTTGACGGACCTGGCGAAGACCATTCCCGCCGATTGGCGCTTGAAGAACTTGCCGGCCTTCGTCCTGCGAATCGGGCCCACGAAGCGCGGATCGGCGAATCGCAGCGCGTTCCCATGCGGGAGGATCTGATGCGGTCGGGTCTGCCCTCCATACTCGTGAATGGCCGCATACTCGACGTTCGATCCGATGAACCCGGAATGGTCCGAAAGTTTCTGTCCGGTGGCGACAGACTGCCGGAGCCGTCCTGACTTTACGTGCAGAACATCGCCAGTAAGGTTCTGCATGACCCGGCGGTAGATGATATTCAGCGATCGCCCCATCGCTTGATCGAGCGCCTTCGAGACGCGCTCCGGCATGGCCGCCATCTTCGCCTGCGCAGCCTCGTTCCCAATGAGCATGATCCGAAGCCCGGGCATCAGTTCGGGCTCCCCAGAATGAGATCCGAGTAGCCATCCAGCCCGCGCTGGATCTGCTCAGGGAGCTTGCGGATGTAGGTCACGGTCTGGGTGCCGCTTGTCTTCTGTGAGAGGCCAACATGCTCCTTCTCTCGCAACATAAGAGCGGACACATCTAGGCAAGCTTGAAGGATGACGGGAGGAATTGCGGCGAATCCGGCGGTATATGTTACCTTGTACCAGTTTCGATATGGCAACCACATGATCCATGGACGCACCAGGCGGCCTAGTTCTGGATAGATCAGCACATCCGGAGATGTCGTCGGATCGGTTCCCACGGAGAGCGCACCGCCATTCTCAAGAATGATCGGCGTCCCGATGATCGGAAAGTTCCGCAGATAAAGCGTCTTCGTTCCGGTGCCGTCATAGAACTCGGCATAGGCTGTCGATCCGAAGGTGCGCCCGCAGTAGTTCTCGATCATGTCCGAAGCCGCAGCGACGATCCTGGTAAGCAAGGTATCGTCCTTGTCGGCAACGTCACCGAGATACTCCTTGAGTTGATCGATCGTCGCCAGGCTGGACATCAGTTCTCGCCGACCCCAAGAACGGAGAATGTGCAGGATGGCCCTGAACCGGCGATAACGAACGCGGCCCGAATGTTATCCGGCAGGGCGCGATAGACGGCCGCGGCCTTCAGAACCGTGCCGGTCGTCAGGTTGTAGATGATGTTCCGATTATAGGTCCCGGAAGTACCACCGGTCCCGCTGGCGGTCGTGAAGCCATACTGCTCGGCGATGAGATCGAACCAGCTTGTTCCGCCGTCGCTCGATCCCTGAAGATAGACCGCCGTCAGCGAACCGGACACTGCCGTCACATCGACGGCGCACCAAAGATTCTTGATCCCCGACACCGAGACGGCCCCGCCCTGCGCGCTGGCCGTCTGCGCCGCACTCGCCAGAATAGAGAACCGCGTCTTGCTCATCCGTTACCCCCGACGACTTTGAAGTCGCGCGGCATGCTCGCCTCTTCCGGAGCCCTGACTTCGCCCTGGAAGTGAATATCTGGCAGATCGGACTTGATCTTCGCCGGGTCCATCTTCTTAACCTGATCGATGATGTTGCGCATGGAGGCCAGCCCATACTTCGTGACCTCGGACAGATCGATCCGCTTCATGTGCCCGAACTGAACCGAAGGCATATAGAGCACCTTCGTCCCCAGCGCATCCTTCGCCCGCTTGCAGAAGTCCAGATCCTCTCCGCGCAGCCCTGCACCATAGGGATCGCGCACCGTCCGGAACCACGGCTCCGGCATATTCTCCAGAAGTTCCCGCTTCAAGACCATGCAGGCCGCGCCGGCCGCATCGCAGTAGAACGAGCGATTGTCTGGATAGGGAATCTTGCTGATGAAGTCCTCATGACCCGGACGGAAGTCGAAGGCATTGATCTTCATCTTCGGCGGGACATAGTGCCCTTCTCGATCGACCATGCCACTGTTCCAGATGTAGGTCATCCCGGAGACCATGTCCTCGTCATGGTCGAGCAGATCGAACGCATTGACCGGAGGCACCATGTCCGCATCGACGAACCAGAGCTTCTTGTAGAATGGGTCCTTCAGGAATTCGCGGACGCATTCGTTCCTTGCATACTCCACAGGCGCGAGATCGGTCGGCGCATAAATCTTGAAGAAGTATGGATTCTCGGCATCGATCGTCCGATAGGCCAGGCAGTTGATCCACGTCGAGAGCGGTGTGTTGATCATGCCGCCCATGTTCGGGACAGCGACGAAGATGCCGGTCTTCTTGCTCAGGAACTCGCGCGAGATCTCGTCCAACTCGCCGCTGGTCTGCATTTCCTGCGGAGCATTCACATTCTTTTCGTCCACGATTCCTCCCCCGGTTAGTTGATCTGGGTCGTTGACAGAATGCAGGTGATCCCGAACGTCTGCGATGGGCTGGTGCCGTTGATGTTCCAGGCCGCGCGCACCAGCGGCGGCGGGGCGTTCACGGCGGCCACGAAGATGGTCGTCGCTGTGAATGGCCCAGCCTCGGCGATGATGGACATGGCGTTACTGGTGAAAACGACGTTCGTCTCGTTCAGCCCGAGCGCGGCACTGCAGACCTTCCCGATGTTCGTCAGCGGCAGGTTGTACCAGGATGTCCCGCCGTCGTAGCTGCCCTGCATCCAAAGGCGGAACAGGCTGCCAGTTCCCGTCGAGCAGACCACCACCGCCTGAAGCGAGGCGTACCCTCCGGCATCCAGATTGGCGCTGTTCCCGGCAGTTGTGAAGGCCGTGCTCGATACAAGCGCGGAGACGAACTGCCCGATCCCGCATCCCTCAAGCCCTCGAACGGTCATGCGGCCCCCTTGTTCAACATCCCGCGCATCATCTTGTCCTGCTGTGGAACTGCGGCTTTCATGATTTCCGGAGGGTCCCAGATGGGATCGAAAGTCTCGCGCGCAACCCAGGACGCCATCCGGCTATAGAGCAGTCGCCGCCCATTGACATGGAACACAGAGATGACATCACCCGGCTTGCAATAGCGAACGGCTCCATCCGAACAGGCGATCGTCAGATTCCGGATGACGTTGATTTTCATGCGCACAGCGCGAAGGCCGCCATTCGCGCTACCTCATGCGGGCAAAGACCCCCGCCGTTAGCCTGGCGACCATAATTGCAATTACGACAAAGCGTGCGATATTTCGAGCGCGCACCTGGATCGGTGATCATTGATTTCAGATATGCTCGCTGAGTTCCATGCTTGGCGCGATGCTCCTTGCCATCGTTGTTGATGTGGTCGATATTGAGCATGAACGGCTCGGCCTCTCCGCAGCAGGCGCACTCTCTTCCAAAGAAATCCAGCGCGGCATTCCTGTGTTTTCTGTAATTGCTCATTTCTAGCGCGCGTCGTATTTCTGGAAATTCTTTTCTTTGGCGCCGCATTCTTTCTGCTTCGCGCTTCTTATAAGCCTCAGTTCCCTTGTGGAATTCAGTACGAGGAACAAATTTCCTAGTTATTGTCCATGTGCCGGATCGAACCTTACGCATTCTATCTCTCGCATAATAATGACGGCATGAATTACACCACCCGGAAAGATATTTCCATGCGGACGATGAAAACTCATTCCGAGAGAGAACTTGTTTGCATCGTCCGCATGGCTTCATTGATCCCTCCTCAGATCATTTTCGCGCTACGCGCGAAAGTAAAGTATGAACCAACGGGCACTTGAATGGCCGTCCTCTTGTACACACGCATCCGGGTCTGGACCTTGTCGAACAGGCCATACGGATCGATGTCAAACGACATGCCAGTCAAGTCACCAAAAATTATCTTGGAAGGCGGACCGTAATACACGTTGCTTGACGACGATCCGTTGCTGCCCTGCGTCCACTGCGTCGAGAGGCTCGACACCAGGTAGACCGGGTATCCGCCGATGAAGCTCGGGATAGCACCGGGCACATTGGCAAAGCTGAAGATCGGCTGGCCGCTGGTATCAACGGAGCCGACGACGCCGCGGAACACCTGGGGGAGCATGAAGAACCCGGCGCCGCGACGAGTCGCTGTCTGCTGGCCGGTGTAGACGAGCTGGATCAGCTCCTGATAGGTCGGATAGTTCCCGCCGGTCACCGTGGTGGAACCGATGGTGAAGGAATTGACGCCAGCGGCCAGGGCCACGCCCGAAAAGTTGGTCGTGGTCGGATAGCCGCCTTCGAGCGCGTGAATGTCTTCGAGGATGCCGATCCGCTCGGCAACGGCCGTCAGGATGTAGTCGTTCAACCCGACAATGTTGTCCTGGATCAGCTGATTTGAGACCGTCGCCAGTCCGACGAATCCCCTGGCCGTGAGCGGCTTTGAGGCGAAGTTCGTCGCCGGGATGGAATCGGTGATGACCGTTCCATCCGTGACCATGATGTAGGCGATGACGTTGCTGTTCTCCACCGGGATCTGGTGGGTCAGCGAGGTCATGACGATCTTCGTCGCCAGCGGGCGAATGATCGTGTTGTCAGAGATGAGGCGCATGATTTCCGCCTCGACGGGAGTGGCGATGATGCTGCCGCCACCCGCAGCCGCTTCACCGAGAGCCGCCTTGTTGATCTCGTGCTTCTGGGCCGGGTCGTAGCCCCAGCCCTTTTCGATGTCCTCTGCGAGCTTGACCCATTCCTGGGCGCTCTTGCCGGTCTGTCCACGGAGCGACTCGGCTGCCTTGAAGTTGAAATACCACCACAGGCCCTTGGCGGTCTTGTCCACCGGGTCCTTGTATCCGCTGCGCTCGGCGATCTCGATCTGCTTGCGATACTCCTGCGGAATGGCGGCGATCAGATTGTCCTTGCCGGGCCCATGCGTGCGGGCCGTGTTGACCTTGGATTCGACATCGGTGAGCCATTCCTTGGTCTGCTTCAGCTCGGAGCCGATGCCCTCGACGCCGGCAAGGCGGCGCTTGAGAACCTCGAACTCGGCATCGATCGCCTTCTTCGCCTCTTCCTGCTGCGCCTCCAGGCCCTTGAACCCCTTGTCGATCTGTTCGGCAACGCTATCCACGTCGGACATTGAGAATTCCTTTCATGAACTTGTTAGCGAGCGTCTTCGCCTGAATGGCGTCCCGCTCGTGCTGCGTTCGCTGCGCGTTGGCCGCGAAGGTCTCCGCGATGCCCTGGTCCGCCATAGGCGAGGGGCCGGCGATGATGACGGCCATCTGATGACTGATGATCCCGCGTTGCGCGAGTTTGATCGCCTTGCTCACCGCCTCAGGGTTGGCCGGAACGGCGACAAGGCTATATTCCAGAAGCTCTGACTTGTTGAAGATGTAGCCGGCGAAGTTCCCCTTATCGTCCTTGCGCATCTCGGGATCTTCGAGCGGGTTGAAGCCGACCGACCATGAGCGCATGTCGCCATCGCGGGCGAGTTTCGCCAAATCGCGTGACATCTGCGTCTTCTCATGGAAGCGCGTCACGCTCCACAGGCCCTTGCGCTGGACCTCCATCTCGACAGCCTTGCCGATCGGCGGCTGCGCATAATCGTGCGAGAAGAGGACCGGCGCTCCGGTGCGCTTGAAATTGTCGAGTGACCAGCCCTTTGCCTTGATGACATCGCCGACGCGATCGACGGCCTCCGTCGAGACATAGGCTTCGATGTCACCATTCTTTAGCGCCTTCATCTCACCGACGTAGGACTTGCGGATCGCCTGACGGGCGGGGATGGCATTCTCGATCGATTTCACGATCAAATCCGCCGCGGCTTCTGCCTCGACGGCGGGCTCGGCCAGCGCCTCAATCGCAGCAGCGGCAGCCCCGTCAACCGTGTCGGGCAGCGGCCCATCGCCAGGAGCGACATCGATCAGAATCTGGCAAAGCGCAGTCGCCACCGGCTCCTTGAGACCGACTTTCATCATGTGCTGCACGCAGTTCTGAAGATCCATGTCTTCTCCTAGGCCACCGGAACGCTGACGCAGCGGCAGTTAACGATCTCCTCCGGCGGGCCAGCCGGGTCGAGCGGATAGAGCAGCCCATTGCTAAACTTGTCGCCTAGGACGATGACCTCTCCATCGACCTCTTCATGGGAATCGCGCACCCGATCATCCCTAGCCGACAACCACTCGATGCGCTCGACGCCGGCCTCCTTCATGGTGGCGAATCGGCCGCTGTTGAACGACTCGGCGACCTCCGTTCGCGCGATGCGATAGGCGCGGAATCGCTGCGTGTCGAACACTTCAGCCACACGCGCCGCTATCTTGTCCACCGACTCACCCAAGCGCACGCCTTCCTCAAGTTGATAGCGCAGCGCATCCCGAAGCGGCCCATCAACAAGATCGGCGATCTCGAACATCTTTTCGTGCAGGAATTTGACGACTCCCGGAGAGAGGAAATCGAAGTCGATCGTCAGTTGAAGCTCGCCGATGACCGTCTCGGCGCCCTTTTCGATGGCCGATTTGTAGAGCGGCTCAGTCTTCTTCTCGATGTCCTTGGCGGCCTTGTCCTCATCGAACATGGCGGCCTCGACATTGACATCACCGGCCAACTTCAGCCCCTTGCGGGCGCGCAAGTGCATGAGCGTTTCATTCTTCAGCGCAAAGAAGTGCGATCGCACGGCACGCGCATAAGCCTCTTCCTCGTCACGCACCTTCGAGATGAGGGTGCGCCAGGAAATCTTGCGCACCAATTCGCGGCTGGTCTGCATGGCCTTGCCGGCACCGGGAGCGGTCTGCGTTGGCTGATCGCCTGGCTTGTTCTGATCGCCCTGCCCTGGTTGCCCGCTAACCTGCTCGCGCGATGGAATGGCCTCTGCCTGGTCGTCCGCATTAACCATGCTGAATGGAACCCATGGGGTTTTCGCCGACAGGCCAGTCACATTGAAGCCGAGCTGGAACCGTCGATTAATCTCGGCGAACGGAACACACATATTCCAGTAGTCTCGGGCGCGGCGGGCGAGGGCTTCCTGATCCTCGGTCAATTCCTTAATCATCTCGGTCTGGAAATAGGGCTCTTCGGGGATGCCGAACTGCTCACAGAGACGTTTCTCGATGCGGCGTTCGAGATAGTGAACGAGCGGGAGATGGTTGTACCAGAATCGCTTGCTCTGGTGGATCGATTCGTTATAGTTCGCGTCCTTCTGAATCCCTGCTACAGAGGGCGGAACCTTGAAAACCATCAGGATGAAGGCTGTCGCCGAATCGAGCCAGATCGGGAAGTCCATGTCCTTGTGGCTCATCCCGAGTTCCTTGAAGTCAACGTTCGTGTTCAAAGCACCGATCCGGCCATGCTTCGGCGCGCCCATCTGGCGGGCTTCCAATTCATCGCGAAGGCGAACCATGGCCTCCGGCTGAATGATCGATCCTTCCTTCGGTGTGAGGAGCCCATAGGGCACGGCATTATTATCGAAGAAGGCATCCTGATAGAGAAGGGCCTTATAGCCGCCCGTCGCCGCGATCTTCGCCGCACCCAAGGGCGGCAGGCCGCGTACCGTGTCATAGGGATTGAAGAACTTGAACTGGATGACCTGCTCAAGGGAGGCGCGGAACACATCTCCCTGCATCCCGTCCTGAAATTCCCAGGCCATGAGAGCACCGCCCTTCGTCACGGCCTTGACCTGGAGTGGATTCCACAGCGTCAGGCTGGTCGGGAACTGCGGCCCCTTTGGCTCGCGGCGGGCGAATCCGTCCATGAACCAGAACGCCTCTCCATACAACTGCATGAAGGTAACAGTTCCCTGAATGAGTTGCGGACCGTCCATGTCGGGTCCGGGGTTCTCAAGGAGATCACCGACAATCGAGTCAGAAACCCGAACTTCGGCGTCCTCGTTTTCCGTGGGCGAATCGGTGAACATCTCCAGCGGCAAGGCCGAGATAGCGGTTGCTATGGCCGAGACGGCGGCATGGACGGTCGGATGCTGCGCATAGGGTTGCACAAGTGCATTCGCGCCGAAGAAGCGATCCATCCCAGTCGTGAAGATGGAGTTCCAGGCGGCCTGACTGCCGGCGCTCTTCTGCGCCACCGGGGCGGTCATGGCGTGAAGCGCGGCACGGAGACGCTCGCCTAGAGCCATGTCACGCTCGGCACGACTGCGCGCTTGAGGCCATTATTCGCGATGGCGTTCGCCATCACCATGTCATCGAAACCGCCATGGGGAGATCCGAACTTCACGGTGCCGATGTGCGTAGTCCGCATCTGATAGGCGATGTGCTCCTGCTTCTGGTATTCATCAGCGAGCAGCGTCACGGTGCCATGCGCGATGTCGGAGCGGTACTCGTAGAGGCATTCCGGCTTGCTCTTGCCGGTGGTCTCGAAGGGATAGACCGCGCGGCCACGGATCATGAGGCTGCGGGCGATCGGACCGCCTGGACCGTTCACTTCGATCACGATCGCGGCATTGTTATAGAGCAGCGCGACCCGGTTCGTTTCCTCTTCCTGCTGCTCGGGCGGGGTTCCCTTGTGCCGCGAGTAATAGACCTGACGACGTGCCTGCACATCCCAGACCGAAGCGACGAAGAAGTCAGAGCGGATACAGGGATCAACGCCGAGGAGATACTGGCGGCCCGGCTTCGGCTCCTCGATCGTTCCGGTCGAAACCGCATCGAGGTTATGGAAGAAGGAACCGGAGCCATGGATCGTCTCGCCGAGATAGTAGCGGCGATATTCCGTCGAATCCTCGCCGAGTTCGCGCTTCGCCTGATCGAGATCCGACTCCGTCGCCGTGGGCCGATCGAGGAACTTCCAGCGATGGAAAGACCACTCCGGCATCGAAGGATCGAGGCCCCACCGCTCGGCGCGGTCCATGAACTGACCGGCATCGCCGGGATTCCCGATGATCTTCAGGGGCGCGCGGGTAGCTGAGATCGTTGTCTTGATGTTCGGCCATGCCTTGTCGTATTCCTTCAGGCCGGCTTCATCGAGGACGCCACCATTCACGCCAGCGCCCATCAGGTGCTCCGGTTCCTGCGCGCTCTTGAGAGCAATGCATGAGCCGTTTTCGATGTAGAACTTCCAAGGCCGTTCTTGCTTCTTGACGATGGCCGCGGAAAGAAGGTGGAGCACCGTCTTGTATCCGATGAGGCCCACGTCGTTCGTAGGCCCCACCCACCAGAAGAGGCCGCCGGGTTTCTGCATTGCCTCGCGCGCAAGCCACCAGGAACTAGCGGTCGTCTTTCCGCACTTCGTGGCGCTCTTGCAGACAGTGAACTGAACCGGATCGTCCACGAAGGCTTTTTGGTGCGGCCAGAGGGCGGGGAGTTGGATTTCCATTACGACTTAGCCCCTTCTTCGGGCCAGCTAGCGATGACCTTCTCTGCCTTCCGCTTCTGCTCGGAGCCGCGCTTGGCTAGTTCAAGCATTCCCTTGGTGAGATCGCAGAGCAGAACCGACGACTGGAATGCTTCCTTCTTGTCCTCGGATTTGAGTTTCTCGGCGAGGAATGGGATCAGTTCATCAACTGCAACCTTGCCTAGCCTCTCCAGGCAACGCCCCATGATCTTCGCTGTGCCATCAACGGCCGCCGCTGCTTCATCGATCGATCTGCGGGCAACCTTCTCGGCGGTCTGGGCTTTTATGAGGCGCAATTTTAGCTTGTCGCGATAGGCGCGATGCCGCCGGCGCATCAGGCGGGTTCTTTCCATATTCACGAGCTTGCGGAGTTTTTTGTTCGCGGGCGTCATTGGCTGGCAATTAATCTCGGCCAAGCGAATGGTCAGCGCCGTGATCTGTTCCGGCGTTCCGATGGTCTCGCCTTCAGGGACCGGCGCCGTGCGGGCCACGCGGCCATTCGGTTCGCGCGGCACCGGCTTGCCTTCATAGACCTTCGGCGCGGGAGTCTGCGGCTGCGGCTCTTCAGGCGGCGCGGAGGGGCTGTCGGGAGGCTCTTCCACTCGTAACCCACCGGCGAGCGTTACCTTTTGTAACTCTCACAGACAGGCTTATACGCCTTTTTGGCGCTGTGTCAAGTATTCCATGCGTCAATCTGGCGCAAGGCTCTTGTTGCTTTCCGCAGTTCTGTGCGTATGATTTCCGCCGGAACGGTCCCGTGCGCGCGGTGGACGGGATTCGAACCCGCAATCTCGGTCAGGAGAGGCGGTTAACAGCCGCTTGCCTACACCAATAGGCGAGCCACCGCGACACAGGAAGGGCTTAGCAGTCCGGGCAGCACGGCAAAGCCGGACCGCTAAGCCCTTTGTGTTTCATGGCGGTGGACGGGTAGGCGGCTGCGGATACCACGTTCCCCTATTGCAGACAGACAGAGAGGGTGGTATATTCCGGCCGCTCTGAGGGCCTTTCACGGGTCCTCCGACATTGAGCCCTGGGGCGCCGACCTCCTGCTAAGAGAGGCGCTCCGGGGCTTTTGCGTTATTGGGAGGCTGTCGCCTCCAGAAGTCTGAAATCCCGTCCCTTCTTGATCACCTTGCCTTCTCTTTTCAGGCGATACAGCTCGGCCGTGATTCGCACGCGAACGGGAGTCGTCCCGTTGGGCCGGAACCCCATCCCTTCAATTTTCTGAACTGCGCCGTCGAGATTGAGCCCATGCGGAGCCAGTGAGAGGGCATTGACGAGCATCGCCCTAAGCCCAGGTCCATGCCCGTTGCCCCCAGCGACTTCCTTTTCGGGCGTCGCATGACGAACCGCCGACACCTTGCGCCCCTTCGGCTGCGTGGGGGCGGTCGTCGGCATGATCATCTCTCGCAGCGCCTCGATTTTTAGGTCGAGTTTCTGACGTTGCGCTTCAAGATGCGCGATCTCTGCTTCGATAGCCTTTCTTACGGGCGGGCTGACCACCATGGCGACCTCCGCTTGCGCCCCTGCGAGGGGGTCAAGGTGGGCGATTTCAAACTGACCCACTACCATACAGCGTGACAGATGGACACCGGAGGCGGATTTATGAACCTCCGGCCGGCCTCGATATCCGGCTTTGGAATCCCCACGCTCCATGAGTTAGGGCCGGCCAGAGGCTCAACTGAAGGGAGCCCCAACCCCTCATGTGCGGCACGTCCTTCCGTGCTGCGGAGGCAGCGGGATCATAACATAAAAATTCCGTTGACACGTCCGCTTGTATGGCTTAACGTGCGGTCGTATGAAGAAGAAGGATCGCGCCGCCCGGGTGCTTGGCAGGAAGCGGTGGAAAGACGTGCCGAAGGAAGAGCGCTCGCGTCTGATGCGGGATGCCGTGAACGCTCGCTGGAGGAAGAGGAAGCCTCGGGAGGAAACATGAAGACGATCGCGGTTCTGCTGATTTCAGTTCTCGCCCTTGCCTGCTCAGGTCGGCATCACGATTCGGACAATTCACCGCTGCCGAGCGTCATGGATCAGCAAGGTTGCCAGACTTGCTACCCATGGACCGGACATGGAGAGGCGAAGGTCATCTGCTCGCCGCTGGTGGATACCTGCCAGATCGATGGGGTCTGTTACTTCCACTGCGCCCACGAATGATCGCCTATCGGCCCGGATATTATGGCCACTTGGGGAACGAACTTTTCCAATACGCGGCCACGAAGGCGCTGAGCTTGCATCGCGGAGTCGATTGCGCCTTCCCGAGGAATAAGCCGGACCTGCATCAGATATTCAATCTGCATGCCCTCAGTGAACCGGTGATGGCCATTCCATCGAGCAAGTGGTTCGAGGAGCCCCATTTTCACTTCGCCCCTGAGTTTTGGGATCTGCCCGACTGGACGCTCCTCTCTGGCTATTTCCAGTCCGAAAAGTATTTCGCGCCCTATGCCGAGCAGATCAGACAGGAGTTCACCTTCCGCGATCCTGTCGGGTGGCCTCGGTTCAAGGACTGGGTCTCCATTCATGTCAGGCGCGGAGACTATCTGACCTTCCCGCATCATCACCCGCCTTGCTCGGTTGAGTATTACCGACAAGCGATGGCGCAGTTCCCCGGTGCCCACTTCATTGTGTTCTCCGATGACATCGAGTGGTGCAGGGCGAATCTCGCCGGCAAGGATGTGGAGTTCTCGGAAGGGTTCAGCCCAGACCGGGATCTCCAGAGGATGATCCTCTGCGATCACAACATAATAGCGAATTCAAGCTATAGCTGGTGGGGGGCGTGGCTGAATCCGAATCCTGCCAAGCGGGTGATCTTTCCTCGCAGATGGTTCGGCCCAGCCAAGGCCGGCTGGGACACGACAGATCTCTGCCCTGAATCTTGGGAGGTTCTATGAAACGAGCCGGGCGTCAAACCTGGAAGACGATCAAGTGTTGGTGGAATACTCGGCATTCGGAGCGAATTTATTTCGGCGATTCGCTGAGTGTCGGCCTCGACGGGGCGCTGGATCGCCACGGTTGTTTCCGATGCCTCAAGTGTGGTCGCGTTTTTGGCGGGGCGCCAGATTGATCGGCCACCCCGATTTTCTGCAAGCCGCCCAGCGGCTCCGTGATGCCTATCCCATCCAGCCGAGCAAATATCGCCTGCCGCTGGTGAGCCCAGAGGCCCTAGGCGTCGAGGAGATCGCTGCGGCCTTGGAGGCGCTCATCTGCGGGCCGGTGACGCAGGGCTGGCGCGTGCGGGCATTCGAGGATGCCTTTGCCAAGGCGCATGGCTCTGCGGATGCCGTCTTCTGCAACAGCGGCAGCTCGGCGAATCTACTGGCGATGGCCGGTCTAGGACTGAAGGCGGGAGACGATTTGATGGTCCCAGCAGTGGGCTGGCCGACGACCATATGGCCCATGGCGCAGCATGGGATCATTCCCGTTATCGCCGATGTCGACCCGGAGACGCTATGCGTTGCATATCAGCGAATCGATCATCCCGTGGGTGGGGTAGTCCTGGTTTATCTCTTGGGGAATCATAATTTCCGCAGGCTCATCGATGACCCACCGGGGACCATTACCACAACGCTGGGGGGCGCCTGTCGGGATAGGGCCTTCGAGGATTGCTGCGAAGCCCTGGATAGTGACATCGGCGGCCAGAAAGTCGGCACCTTCGGCCGCTTCGGCACCTTCTCTTTCTATATCTCACACCACATCACGACCATTGAAGGCGGCATGGTGCTCTGCCGAGATGCAGAGGATGCCTCGCGGCTACGCTCTATCCGGTCTCACGGCTTGAGTCGTGACCTGTTGCCGGAAATGCGCAAGCAGTTAGAGGCCGCGAATCCCTCCATCGATCCGCGCTTCCTGTTCGGCGAGGTCGGCTATAACTTGCGCGGAGATGATGTGCGCGCGGCTATCGGCCTGGTGCAGTTCGCCAAGCGCGAACCGTGGGTTCATGCGCGCCGGTCCATCGCGCGGATCTGGACTGCGGCGCTCAACCAGGACCATTTCCAGCCGATCAAGTGGCAGCCGGGCGCCGTCCCGTTCGCCTTCCCGCTGGTCTGCCGCGGCGACTTCAAGGCGAAGCTCCTGACGCACCTCGAAGCGCACGGCATTGAGAATCGGCCGCTCGTCGCCGGGAACATGGCGCGACAGCCCGCCTTGCAGAAGATCAAGCATCGCATCGCCGGACCGCTGACGGGAGCGAATTTCCTGCACGACCATGCGTGCTATGTCGGCATCCATCCGCAGATGACGCCGGAGCAGATCGATCTGCTTCCGGAAGTCTTGCGCGAGTTCAGGCCATGATGACCTGCAATTTATTTGACTCGGCGTTCAGCCACAATCTAGGCGGCGCTGGCTCCAGCGTTCATGGCAAGACGGCTCGCCGGGTTCAGTATGTCCGCAACCGCCTGACATGGCATGGCGTGACGCTCATCACGGACGATCTCCTGTGCAACAGCAACGTCCTCTCCGTCCTCGAAAGCAAGGTGACGATCGGATGGCTACTCGAATGCCGCGAGTACCGGCCGAAGAATTACCTCATCGCCGAAAGTCTACTTCCGGAGCTGGACATGCTCTTGACGCACGACGCCGGGCTGCTAGAAAAGCATCCGGAGAAAACACGATTCGTTCCTTTTGGTGGC